CAAGTATCTGCTGACACATGGCGATCAGTTCAGATCGTTCGGTGATTCAATGATCGGCGCACTTGGCCCGATCATTCGTGGTGACCATAAGAAGCGCAGCCGCAATGCCCAGATCGACATGGGGTATTCCACTATGCTGCTAGGTCATTGGCATCAACTGATCCAGCTGCAGCGTCTGATCGTGAATGGATCATTGAAGGGATACGACGAGTATTCGTACACGAACAACTTCAGCTTTGAGCCACCACGTCAGGCATTGTGGATCACACACCCACAGCACGGCATTACGTTCAGCGCACCAGTCAACGTCGACCGCATAAGCAAACAGCGGGCGCCTGGGGCATGGGTACAGTGGAAAGCATAGTATTGTGAGCGCCCACTATCGTCAAAAGGTACTCCGGACGGGGTGGGCGTCGTGGGTCATTCGCACGCGCGATGTAAAGTTAGTGGGTAATAACAAACTTAGTTGATAGTTGGGGAATATGAAATCACTTAAACCGATAGCAAAACTTGCAAGCCGTATTGAATTGTGGAGCGTTGATCGCCTGAAACCTTACGAGAGCAACGCGCGAACGCACAGCGATGAGCAGGTCGAACAGATCGCTGCGTCGATCACTGAGTTTGGATTTACGAATCCAATCCTGGTGGACAGCGCCGATGGGATAATTGCTGGCCACGGTCGGCTGATGGCAGCAAAGCATCTGGGGCTGGCCCAAGTCCCGGTCATCGTGCTGGACCACCTGACGGACGAGCAGCGCCGGGCATACATTTTGGCCGACAACAAGCTGGCGCTGAACGCTGGCTGGGACGACAAGCTGCTGGCGCAAGAACTTGCCGCACTTCGGGATGAAGGTTTTGATATTGGACTGATAGGATTTAGCAACGAAGAGCTTGCTGATATCCTTCCCGATTTTGAAGAGCTAACGCCAGATGCAGATCCAGACGAAATACCCGAGGTTCAGGCAGAGGCAATCTCAAAACCTGGTGACGTTTGGATACTTGGCCAGCACAAGGTTATGTGCGGTTCTGCGACAGAAATCGATTCCGTTCAAACACTTTGCCAAGAGGAAAAGATCGACTGCGTTTGGACGGACCCGCCTTATGGGGTTTCCTATGAAAGTAAAAACTCCGCACTTGCTGGTACTGGTCTTGCAACTATCGCAAATGATACAAAGCAAGGAGAGGAACTTCGCGCGTTCCTGCATGACGCGTTCGTTTCAGCTTTCACAGTTCTGAAAGAAGGCGGTGCAATCTATGTAGCACATGCCGACACAGAAGGATTAAGTTTCCGCGCTGCATTTGCGTCTGCTGGTTTAAAGTTATCTGGCTGCCTCATCTGGCGAAAGCCTGCCCTGGTATTAGGGCGATCTGACTATCAGTGGCAGCACGAACCAATTCTTTACGGGTGGAAGCCTGGCGCAGCGCACAATTGGTTTGGTGGCCGAAAGCAAACCACCATGCGCGAATTGAGCGAGTACCCGCCGCTGGTTCGAACTGGTGAGAACGAGTGGCACCTATCAATTGGTGACGCGCGTTACGTTTTGACTGGTTCAGATATGCAAATCGAAGAGGTTTGCTCGTCAGTGATTTTTGAAGAAAAACCAAAAGACAGCAGCCTGCACCCAACGATGAAGCCGGTAAGCCTGATTGAACGGATGCTAAATAACTCAACCAAAAAAGGCCAATATGTTTTGGATTTGTTTGGTGGTTCCGGTTCTACATTGATGGCCTGCGAAAGAACCGGACGACGTGCGAGATTAATGGAACTGGAACCGCGGTTTGTGGACGTGATCGTGCGCCGCTGGCAGGACTACACCGGCAAGACTGCCGTGCTGGAATCTACCGGCGAGCCGTTTGAGAATCCTACAAAGGCTGCAGCATGACTGAAGCGACAATTTGCAGACGGTGGATCGTCGCGTTTGAACACGATGGCAGCCCGGTAGATGGCTGCATTTTTATCAGCAAGCCTGCCGCCGAAGCTGCTTTGAAGGCGTTGAAGCGGCCAAGCAAATACACCGTGAAGCGTGTCTGCATTTTGTCTGACGAAGTGGTTTCAAATCTTCTGAGGGACAATGTCGACACTTAACCTTTCCGAATACGGCAAGCGCCGCGGGGTTACAGCAGAAGCGGTTAGGCGCGCAATTAAGTCTGGCAGGCTAAAGGAATCTGTTTCCAGAGACGAAAAGGGCAACCCAAGAGTGGACCCGGAGATTGCTGACCAGGAATGGGCTGCAAACACTTCGGACAATCGCGGGTGGAACGCGCGCGAGAACGCAAAGAAGACAGCCGAGACTGACATGAAAGTGTCAGGCACGCTGAACCAGTCGCGTGCGATCAAGGAAGCCTACCTGGCCCGCCTGGCGAAGCTAGAATTTGAAGAGCGCAGCGGCGCGTTAGTGAGCGCTGACGAAGTTAAGAACGAAGCATTTAAGACGGCGCGTGTTGTGCGCGACAGCATTTTGAATCTGCCAGACCGCCTGGCTGCCCAGCTGGCAGCTGAGACTGATCCGGTTGCGGTGCATTTGATACTGTCTGAAGAATTACGCAAGGCATTGGAATCTTTGCAGAAATAATGAATATTGCAGCCGACGTTTACCGGCAGGCGTTTTTCGCCGGCCTTAAACCAGACCCAGAATTGACCGTCAGCCAGTGGGCTGACGAATTCCGCATGCTGTCGCAGAAGGCGTCGGCAGAGCCTGGCCGGTGGCGAACCGACCGGACGCCATATCTGCGCGAGATTTTGGATTGCCTGTCACCGTCGAACCCGGTGCAGCGGGTCGTGTTTATGGCCGGCGCCCAGGTAGGAAAGTCGGAGACCGGCAACAACTGGCTGGGCTTCGTGATCCACCACGCACCCGGCCCGATGCTGCTAGTCCAGCCGACGGTCGACACGGCCAAGCGGTTTTCCAAGCAGCGCCTGGCACCGATGATTGAAGAAACGCCGATCCTTATGGACCGGATTGCGCGCAACGTCAGTCGGGACGCCAGCAATTCGATGATGGCCAAGGAATTCCAGGGCGGCGTTCTGATTATCACTGGTGCTAATAGTGCCGTCGGCCTGCGGTCTATGCCTGTCCGGTACTTATTCATGGATGAGATCGACGGGTATCCCGTCGATGTGGACGGTGAAGGCGACCCGATCCAGCTGGCCGAAAAACGAACGACGACTTTTGCGCGGCGCAAAATTTACATGAGTTCGACGCCGACCGTCAAAGACGTGTCGCGGATCGAACGGGAATTCATGCGGTCGGACCAGCGCAAGTATTACGTCCCCTGCCCGCACTGCAATCACATGCAGCCGCTGCTCTGGAAGAACCTGAAGTGGACCGATGACGACCCGACGACGGTGGCCTACGCCTGCGAGGATTGCGGAACGCTGATCGAAGAACGGCACAAGCACACGATGCTGCCTGCCGGCGAGTGGCGTGCTACCGCGCCTGGGGACGGTCGGACTGCGGGTTTTCACCTATCGTCGCTGTATTCGCCGCTGGGCTGGAAATCCTGGTCATCGATCGTCGAGGAATTCCTGCAGGCAAAGGGTGACCCTGCCCTGCTGAAGACGTTCGTCAATACGGTGCTGGGTGAGACCTGGGAAGATGATTACAGCGCCAAGCTAGGGGCCGACGAGCTACGGTCCAGGGTGGAGTTCTACGAGGCCGGCACGCTGCCTGCCAGGGCGCTGATTGCGACCGCTGGTGTGGACGTTCAGGACAACCGTCTGGCCGTGGTGATCCGTGGCTGGGGACGTGACGAAGAATCCTGGCTGGTCGATCACTTCGAAATCTATGGCGACCCGTCGCAGCCGCAGATCTGGAAACAGCTGGACGAAGCGATACAGCGACCGATCCCGCACGAACTGGCCGAGCCGGTGAAGCTGTCGGCAGTGGCGATCGACAGCGGTGGTCACTTCACGCATGAGGTCTACAACTACTGCCGCGACCGCAAAGCCTGGGGCGTGTTTGCGATCAAGGGTCAGTCGCAGCGCAACAAGCCGATCATCGGCAAGGCGTCAAAGGTCGATCTGAACTAT